ACGAACAACTTCACGGTTGATTTCGGCTAGGATTTCTGCTGAAAGGATGTTAGCTAGTTCTGTCTCAGCGTCTAGACCATGGATAGCCTTAAGATCCTGTGCTAGCTCCATTGTGTACTCTGCCTTTAGAGCGCGAGTAAGAGCTGTAACAGTAACCTTCTCGATTGTGAAAGCCATCTGTGGGAAAGCGTTAGCATTGTCAACGCCAAGGTTTTCTGCATTGGCTGTTGTCATACCAGCACCAGTGTTATAGGTGTTGGTTGCTGTTAGAGGAGTTGTGTTTGTTGCGCCTGGGATAGTTCCCTTGAAGCCAAGACCGAAGTTATTTGAGTCAACGCCTGTTAGACCACCAGCACCAGTGAATGCTGTGTTAACTTCGTTGTAGAATGTCTCGTCGCCAGTCTGGTTGGCATAACGTGAACGCATTGCGAAGATAAGTCCTGTTGGACCAGTCATTGGCTGAACGCCGCAGATATCATAAGCAATGAGGTTTGGCATTGAACGACGAACTAGTGAGATAAGCACTGGGTCGAATGTGTCGATGCCACCTGCGCCAGCTGTTGAGCTTGAAGCGCCCATGAAGTTAGCTGGTAGAGCAGATGAAGTTTCTGTTAGTGTCTGATACTGACCGTGTGCAGCTGACTCTACTAGAGCACGCTCTGTGTTCTCGAGCATGATAGCAGTTACTGAACGGCGATGAGCGTCCTTAATGGTGCCTAGGGCATCATGGTCGAGGACTGGTGCCCACTTGTTTTGAATTTCCTCAGCTAGATACATTTTTATTTCCTTCCTTTAAGAATAGAACTCTAGAAATTATTTATACAATTTTACTTTTTAATGGTTCTTGAGAGTGCTTGGACGTAACGGTTAACGTGAGGATCAACTCCTGTTGCTCTAACCTCTTCTTCGCCCTCAAATGTTTCTTCTTCGATGTTAGAAGAACGTGTTGTTTCATTATTGAAGTAGTTTTCCTTAATGATAGAAAGCTTCTTCGCAAATGTCTCGACGTCGCCGTCGAATTCAATTCCTTCAGCTAGTGCTGCGAACTTTTCTTGCTGTGTTAGTGCTAGGTCAGAAGAAAGTTCAACGAATACATTCTTTGCAGCCTCGTTAACTAGGACGCTGCGTAGCTCTGTATTCTCAACAATAACTTCACTGAGCTTTGACTCTAATGCGCTAACCTTATCGGCTAGTGCTTCTAGAACATCTGTCTGCTCTTGTGGGACAGAAATATAATGTTCTGCGAATAGATTCTTTAGACCCTCCATGAACTCTTCCATAAGTTCATTACGAAGTGTCGATTCAATTGCTACTTCATTTTCCTTCATCCAATTTTCAGCAACATAAGTTAGATAAGCATCAAGCTTAGAAGTAACTTCTTCTGTGAAAATTGCGTAATTCTCTTGTAGTGCGTTTTCATAAGCTTCTTCAAGACGAGCTGTTTCTGTAATAACTCTTGAATTAACAGCAGCTTCAAATAGTGTTGAAGCAGTTAGCTTGAACTCTTCTGAAAGGTCTTGACCATCGAACATTGCCTCGATGTCTTCCTTCATAGCTGAAGCATGTGATGGCTTCATTTCTACAGAAGCTCTATTCTTTTCAGAATTATCACCTACGCCGTATTCCTTGTTTGGACCGAATTGAGCCATTGCTGCATGGAACCAGTGAGTAAGGTCTTCCTTCTCCATTCCATTCATAGCGCCCAAAACCTTCTGCATCATTTCAAGCTTTGATGTTGGGTCGGCTGGCTTTGAATTTGGCTTCAATGAACTTGCTGCAAGGCTGCTTGATTGATCAGCCTCGTCAAGCTCTGAGACTTCGTTTTCGAAATCGTCTTCGTATCTCTCTTCTGTCATTTAAATGGCTCCTTTAGAGTAACTTTAATTTATTTATATGATTTAATTTTTCACAGTTAAAGAGGCTATATAATTCTCAAAAATACTTAGACGAGTTTCTTCTAACTTAGATTTTGAGAATCCGTGAATTTGCTTTTTGATAGAATGTAGCTTTTCTTCGTGCCAAGTATCTTTTACTGGATCGTAAAGCCATTCAACGCCTTCCATAATACCTTTTACAAAAGCATCTGGAGCTGATGGATCGGCAACAATATCAGCAGCAGTTGAAAGACGAAGATCGTTTTGAACAACCATTACACCATTAGATTCTTTCAAAGAACCCATAGCTCTAGAAGAAACACCAAGCTGACCGCCTGATTCCATAATACCACGAGCAATCTGGCCCATTGGAGTGTCGGCAATTCTAGCCTTACCAATGAAATTCTTTCCTTCGCGACGAAGTTCTGTAATAATATGAGAAACTCTATCGAGATTTATTGTTGGACCAGAAGGATGTCCAAGTTCTCCGAATGCTCTGTTCTTATCAACAACTTCAGTAACATATCTATTTACTTCTTTTTCTAGAACTTGAACTGGATACATTCTTCCATTACGATTCTTGATGTCCGCCTGAAGAAAAATACCTTCAATATAATAATCCTTACCGCCTGATTCTTTGCGTTCGGAAATTAATTGAACTTCTTCTACTAGCTCTGTTATGAGTTTCATTTTAGCCTCTATAACTAGCAGCTGTGGCAAACACTGCTACGTTTGCTGCAATTGTATCTGTTGGATTCTTTTGAACGTAAATATATTGATTCGCTGGAATTGTAAACGTTCCAATCTGCGTTCCTGTATTTGAAGCAAGTGTTATTACAGCAGCACTTGTTGCGCTGATAAAAACAACAGGTGCACCATATACAGTGTTCGCAGTTGTTAAAGAAATTTGATTGGCTGTTGGTTTGATGATATTCATTATACTCTTCCTGTGTCACCAACCAATGTACTTGGCGTTTGAATTGCTGTATCAGCAGGAGCTTGTTCAGTTTCCATAGCCATCTTACGGATCTTAGCAAAATAAACTTGCTTACCCTTTTCTGGACCGTACTGCTTAATCATGCTCTGCTTCATTCCAGAATCATCATACTTGTCTTTTAGCTTTTCTTCGCGATTCTTATCAGCAGATGTCATATGACGTTCTTTTAAATCTTTTTTTGCTAGATCAAGAAGTAATCTTCTGCCTTTGCTATCTTTTTTCTTTCCTGGCTTTTCGTCGCCGCATGTGCAATCTTTTGAACCGCAAACTTCGCACATCGCAGCTTCATAAACTTTATCGTCGGTCTTTGAATTATAACCATGACGCTTTTCTTTGTTCAGAACTGGCTTTTGCTTCGCGCCACTATAAACGTCTGGACCATTACCAACTCTGTCGTCATGCTTTTCAATGGTGTGCTTCGCAACGAAATCTCTTTCGTCGGGCATCTTGCCAGCATAATCAACTCCAGGATCTTCTCCTGTAGTTAGCTTACTGACAGTTGACTTTTTAACACCCTTTAAGATGTCGCTGAGAGGTTTTGCCATTTTATTCTTCCTCTGGATAATCGGTTTCTTCGTTTTCTACATCGTCGTAATCTTGTTGATCTTCATAACCATACATTTGCTGCGCAATTGCTATTTTTTTATCGTTAATTGCGGTCTGCAATTTATCAATAATAAGATCATTAAATGCATTTTCAAAATCTAATGGTCTTTGCTCTAATGCAGAAACAACTAAATCTGATACATCATATTTATTATTATCATCCATTCATATCACCTATTGTTGCTGTTGCTGTTGTGGTGCTTGTTCTTCCTCTGGATTTGTTCCAATTTGTTGAACTATTCCAGGATTCTTAGCGACCAATTGAACTGCTGATTTGTATTTAGATTGATCTTGTAAAGATCTATTTGAGGGCGAACCCTTAGCCTTCATTTGCTTAATGAACACCATAGCTTGTCTAACTTCATCAACCTTTTGAGCCTCTTCTGGATTTTCTTCTGGCTGTTGAGCTTGTTGAGCTTGGGCGTTTTCTTGTTCTTGTTGTTGGGCTATTTGTTCATTCTGAATAATAGTTGGATTTACCCAACGTGGATCTTGAGATTGATTTTCGTTTGCAATCATAGCATCTTCTTCAGCCATATTCTCAGAAGTTTGCATAAGAACGTTCTTACGAATCCATTCGTGAGAATAATACTTACCAGCCATATCTTGCATGTTGCGAGCTTGATTGATTCTGCCGTCTCTAATTTCGGCGTCCTTCAATTCTGCAAAATAATTATCCTTGGCAAAATCAAATCTAATATTACCAGCTAATTGAGCCCAATCTTCAACTGTTGTAATGCCCTTTAGAATCAACTGCTTTTCTAGCATCTTGATAAAAAGATGACTAAATCTTGATCTCAAACGAATAATAAATCTAGAAAACTTCAATTCGTCGCGAGTAATTTCAGTAGCGCGACCAATTGAGAAAAGAGCGTCTGAATTTAAACGACTTGTTGGTACGTTTAGTGTTTGGAGAAACTTCTTTTGGAAGTATAAAACGTCATCCATCTGACCAAGGTTTTGACCGCCTGGAAGAGTTGTTACTTCTGTTCCTCTACCACCTTCGCGGCGTGGAAGCCAGTAATCCTCAAGCATGGTCATAAACTTGCGGTCGTCACGAATATCGCCAGTTGTTGCATCATAGATCAAACGATTCTTGTGCTTGACCATGATATCACGAACGTATTGTTCTGCCTTCATCTTTGGAAGGTTACCAACGTCAATGTACCAAATACGACGTTCTGGCGCTCTTGCCAAACGGTAAATTACTAGAGCGTCTTCAAGAGTACGTAATTGATTTAGTGCCTTGATACCCTTGTGTAGGTAAGAAAGGACCATTGTTCCTTGATTGTCTGTCAATCCAGAAACGCAATGAATAATTGAATCTTTTGAAATCTTTAAACCAGTTGTGTTAGTACCAACTGCTTTATTTCCGTAATTGAAACCTTTGTCGTTGAAAATATAATATTCGTTGACTGTTTTTGTCACAAAGGTTTCTGTTGGGGAATTTGTTGTTCTTTTCTTTTGAACTTCTCTAACTTTACGAATTTTG